TGAAGAATTTATGTCTAATATGCCAGCCGATTTAATTACATTTGAGTTGCTAGTTCAGTTCAACTTGCATTTTATACATTTCGAGAATGCTCGTGATTGGCATCTATTGCCAAAAACCAGCAAAATCATTATTGATGAATGCCAACAATTCTTTCCTCCAAGAGCCGTTGGCTCTGTCGTTCCTGTGCACATTTCCAAGTTTGAAACACACCGCCATAATGGTTATGACATTTATTTGATTACACAGGATAGGATGCTGCTGGATAGCAACGTTCGCAAACTGGTGAATAACCATGTACATTATCACAACCCCTTTGGTGGTAATCGTGTTACACGTTATGAACATTCAAAGAGCTTTGATGCTGATAACTTTTTTGATTTAAAGGCAACGCAAAATAGTTTTATAAAAAGGCCGACTAATTTTTATGGCTCTTATTTCAGTTCTGAAATGCACACTCACAAATTTAAAATGCCTAAGGTCTTTTACTATGCGCTTATTATTTTGGTGATAATTGGGATTTTAATTGCGTTATTAATGTCAACGAAACTTTTTGCCTCCAACTCAGAGCCTAAGCCTATTGAAGCCTCTGGAAATTCTGCTAGTGCTGTTACTGAATCTAAGGTTTCCTATCGTCCTAGTTCTTCTACGTTACTTAACGATACTGAGAAAGGGGCTTTGACGGCCTACGTTGAGAAGTCAGTTTCAGGGGTTTATATTTCTGGTTCACAATACATCAAATATTCAACTGGTCTTGTTACGTTTGATTATGCGTTCTACAAGCCTGAAACGGGTGAGTCATTCAATCCCTATGCCGTGGGATTCACACAGTACCCAATTAATGAATGCCTAGTTAGATTGACGTTTAACGACTTCACTACCTTCATCACCTGCAATCCACTCGATAAACCACAACCATTAGAAAACAATAATCAGCTGGCGTCTTCGTAGGCACAGATAGGGGGGGCAGGCGAAGCGCCCCCCAATCATTCATTCGCTTACCCTTCCTTCTCTCTATTCCAAAGCTGCGCACAATGTGACCGTAGATTCATGTTGAACTGCTGCCCCTGCCATAATGCGCTAGCGCAGGGGACGCCAAAGGCGAGTTTAATATAATCTGCATTGTGCGCGGCCAATCCCATTCCCGACCATCAAAAATATTTCATCTTTTCACTAGAAATATGTATACATTAATCAAGATTGTGTTATGATTACTGTATACCAAATTCAAGGGGAAACGACATGAAACAATCAGAATTGAACTTCAAAGAAAACACTAAAAATTGTGTATGGTGTGATTGGGATGGGAATATTGAGTTCTATTGGGAAGCACGCTCGAATTACATTGTTATCACACCTGACAAATACCAAAACATTTATGTCCCTGACAATGCCACTCCAGCTCTAGTACGCAAAGAGATTTGCCAATGGCTTTAGGCTTCATTCAATGTCTGAAACTAAACATGGTGGCGTTCGTGCCGGTGCGGGTCGTCCAAAAACGGAAAAAACCTTAATGGTTAGGGTTCCTCTTGGGTGTGTTGATGATGTTAAAGCCCTCATCGCTCGATATAAAGCCACTTCTATCGAGCCTGACGGTCAAACTGACTGGGTTGGTAAGAAAGGGATTGTTAAGGCGCAGCCTTGACGGTAGCGGAGCGTGACGCTTGAAAGCGGGGCGCTTTTCCCCGTGGTTTTCCGTCCTGCCAAGCCGCTTTTTCTTTGACTTACTTATAGCGCGTATAAATTCAAAACGGTCGAAGACAAGCCGACTTTCAGCGTTGAAAAGTGCAGTACTGTAATACTGCACTTTTGTACCATTGGTGGTACTTATTCCCCTTCGGACACTTTAGCTTTTATATCCTTCACAGCGTCTTTCATGTAGTTATCTATTAGATAATTAACTATGTCTGCCATTTTAATTTGTCGCCTTGTTTCATAACTTAGATCGATAGCAGCCCTTTCAAGTTTAAGCTTTCTAGATTCATTAACACGTACTGAAGTGTCTCCACGCCTCTTGTTGTTCATACCAGCCCTTATTTGCCGTCTATGCCTAAATAATACGTCATAATGCATGCATTAATCACAGCATGCTTGCATGCGGCATGTTTGCTATGCTATATATTCGCCGTTGCATGTGCGCATGCGGTATGACGGAACGATAAAATGATTGATTGGGTCACGGTAGAAATCCCTTTTGTACATCCACCAATAGCCACTGACAGGTACATTAAAGTCAATGCTAATGGTGAAGTTGAATTCGAAAGTGTTTGTCGTGCCCGTGTTGTTGGTTCTTACGAGTCCACAGTTGGAGTTAAGTCTTTAGGTTCGGACGGCGAGGGTAATGCCACTCATATTTTGATAGATGGAAACCCAAGTAAATTCCTGCAAGGTCATAATGTCTTTGGTTCCAACGATTTTATTTGGCTTGTTCGCTCTATGACTATCCATGTTTTTGGTAGTTTGCGCGCTCAACGTCTTCTTGCTCATCACATGACGTCAGCTGAAGACCAAGCAATTCTTGCAGGTCTTTATCGTGTTACTCGTATTGATATTAACGAGTCGTTTGAGCTTAACAACCTTCTTTCTGTTCGCTCTTGGCTTAAAGCCGCTGAACTTAAATCTAAGACTCGTCACGGTCGCCCAACTTCAAAAGGGGGCACTGTTTATTGGGGTCAACATTCAAGACGATGGGCGCTTAAAGCTTATTGCAAATATGACGAAATTCATTCAGGCAAAAAACATCAATTACCTGAGCGCCTGACTCATACAGATATTTCTAAGTGGGCTGAATCCAAGCTCCGAATCGAATTAGTTTTACGTGGTATGCAACTTGTAGAAGAGGGCATCTATCAAGCCAAAGATTTAACCGAAGCCCGTATCACTAATCTATATAACTCCTACTTGGGGAGGCTTGAAATGGCTAAAAACGTCACTCTAACTAATTCTAAAGTTTTGGAATTACCAAGACATATTCAGTCAACTTATATGCTTTGGACTCAGGGAGTTGATCTCACTTCAATGCTTCCTAAGAACACTTTCTATCGTCATCGTCGTGATTTAATTGCGTTTGATATTGATATCAATTTGCCATGTGACACGCCAAATATGACTAACGTTGTTCCACTTTTGCGGGTACTCGAAGCCCAACCCGTATCAGTACCAAAATGGGCTTATGAACAGGGGCTTGTATACGACAAGTCCTCATTTAAATCTATCGGCTTGAGGGTCGCGTAATGGCTAAAATCATCATCATGGGCGTAATTGAAGGCGTCCAAACATTAACTAGCAAAGCGGGTAAGGTTTACGGTTATAACCTTGGTGTTTCGTCCATGTTTACCAATAAATATGGTCAATCTGAAAAACGTATTGTTGACGTTCGTTATTCAGACAGAACAAAGCAGGACGTTGAGCGCGCAGTTTCTCAGTTAATCAACAAAGAGGTCTATCTTGAAGCTTATGTCACCGCCAACGAGTTTAACGGTAAGGTGCGCGTCGAGTATAACTACCAGCCAGATACCCCAATCATTGATGCCAATATTTCCGACCCTTACGGAACGGCCAAGTTAGCTCCTGCCTTGTCCACAGATTCTAAGCCTAAAGCTGATAAACCAGCTCAGGCTTACTAGGAATTCAAAATCATGACCTTATGTGTTGTTCAGCAGCCCGACAATTCTTTATTAGTTAGCTCCACTCAGCCATGTGATGGATTTTATTTGGTTGAGTCGAGGGATTTAGAAGGACAGCTTTCGGCCACTGAGGTTTTGCTTTTGTTTGGTGCTGCCGCGTCACTCTACGCGCTTGTGTTTGTTTTTAAAATCGCCCGCCGACAACTCGGCTTTTAATCTGGAGTTCTATCATGAGTAAATCAAAACGTGTTTTAACCATCGTTGCGTTGTTTGCTGCCGCAGCTGTTGCCCCAGTTGCTAATGCTGCTGGCGCTGTCGATGTTTCTTCCGCTACATCGACCTTAACAACTGACGGTTTAGCCGCTATAGGTGCCATTGGTACAGCTATGATTGGACTGGCCGCCTTAGCTGTTGTGTTTAAATGGGCTAAGGCAGCTATTTTCGGTTAATTCAAATTCAAATGTCGCGGGGTTCGCCCCGCTTTGAGGCTTTATGCTGATAACATTGATGGACTTAATATGGCTATTCGTTCTCTTGGTTTTAGTGGATGCTGTCAGGCGATTATTCTTCTAGCTTTTTCGCTTCCCGCTTTTGCTTACACTCCACCCGCTACGCCTAATCTTCCTCTCAGCTTCGAATTTCTAGGTCCTAATGCTGAGGCTGAATCCACAGCGTTCTACAATACGCAATGTGATTCTAATAACTTTTCATGGTATGGCACCGACTGGTTTTGTGCTGTTGGTGATCCAGCTAACCCTGTTTGTTATGTCAAAATGGCCTATTTTTCTACTGACGTAAATCAGTGCCAGACGTACGTCCCGCCCGAACAGCCAACTCCACATCTTGAGCCTGATACTTTTACGGAAAAGGGTGGCAGTAATCAGAACTTAATTAGCAAACTTGAATTAATGCGTATTCAAGATTTCAATAAAAATTATGAAGACGGTCAATATCAAAATACTGATTTGGCTTTATCTCGACAAAACAACTCATTGTTATCATCATTAAATCGCACTTTACAATATGCTAATGATAACCGTTCTATTGTTGACGCGATTAATACGTGGGGTGCAACACTTAAATTAAATGATGATAGTCTTGCTTTGCGTGATAAAGAGTTTTGGCAAACTAGACATTTAAAAGAAGATTTTAATTTTAGCAATCAAATGGGTGGCATTACATCTTATTTAGGTGAGCTTAACGGTTTGCAATATAACATTAATGAAATGAATTCATCTTTAAAAACCATTGCGGGCAACTCTAACGGTGGTGGCGATGGCGGCAGTGGCATTAATTACACTGACCTTTTATATAATCTCAAGTCTGAATTATCTTCAATTTCTAATGCTACCTCTAATCTATATGGTTTGTCTGGGAATATGTCAGGGCAGGCTAGTAATATTATTGGCAATGCTCATTCTGATAGCGCCAAAGAGCAAGCATTACTAACGTCTCTCAATGAATCCATTGCTAGCCTTGAAGGTTCATTAGAGGGTTCTTCAAAAAACATTATTGATGCAATAGAAAAGGGTAGCGGCAATGGTACAGCCCCTGATTCTATTTCAGAAGCTGGATGCGCTGCATTTTCTTGTTCATCTAATACTCCACAGTGTTATATCGCTCGTAAAGAGTGGGAGCGTTCCTGTGCTGCAACTAAAAATGAAACTGATGCTAAGGGTCTAGTTGATTCACTTACTGCTAGCGTTAAGGATTACAACGCCTCGCCTGATTCAGATATTCAGAATATTGATGCGGGTACTATTAACACCAGTACATTGATGCAGCATTACAACGAAAGTAATGGTTTTTCTTCTAGTGGTGCCTCTGAATGTCCACCTCCTTACACCGTTGATATTGTTATCTCTGTTATCACAATTGACCTGAGCCCGTTCTGTCAGCTTGCCTCTGTTATCAAATGGTTTGTAATTGCCTTCGCTACTGTTGGCGCTGGTTTAATGATTGCTAAATACTCATAGGTGACTTATGCCATATTTCTTTATGTTCCTTGCGTCTGTCTTTCCGTTCCTTGCCCAGTTCCTGACGGCCACAGTTGCCCGCGTTGCTGTTGCTGTTGGTTTTGGCACAGTAACCTATGCAGGTGTTGGTTTAATTTTTGATTCAATAATCGAAAAGTTGAATTCATCTACAGGCGTCCTTCCTCCACACGTAGCAACGTTTATCCATTTGTTAGGCATAGACACTGCCTTAAACATTATGATGTCTGCTGGATTCGCTTTGATGGTGTTGAAGGGCGCCTCCAGAGCGGGTGACATGCGTAAAACTGTATGGCGTAAGCCAGGGGATAAATCTGATGTCGATTGGGGTGCATAATGCTAGGACTTTGTACTGGTAAGCCCGGAGCGTCAAAAAGCCTTAACACGCTCGCGCATGTTGTCACCACCAATCAGGGTGATAGGCCAATTTATTACACCAATATTCGTTTGCTAATGTTGGATTTTCGTGTTGCTAGTAGTTTTTCTGGTTGGTTCTATGGCAATTATTTACTAAAGCTAAAGAATAAAGGCGCGTTAAACCGTCTTAATAAGATTATTAAGCGCGTTCATGCTGATGATGAGTTTATATCTTTGCAGGACGTTCCTTGGCTTGAAAGTTTATTTGAGGCGTCTAATCCGCTGGAAACTTGGCTTTATTGGGTGCGTAAACTGTATACGAAAAAGCAATTAACTCGCATTGAAGAATTTATGTCTAATATGCCAGCCGATTTAATTACATTTGAGTTGCTAGTTCAGTTCAACTTGCATTTTATACATTTCGAGAATGCTCGTGATTGGCATCTATTGCCAAAAACCAGCAAAATC